ACTGGAGTTCAGAAGTGTGCTCTTCCGATATTTTACCTCAGTTTCCTCTTTTTGTAAAGCGGGCCTGAAATTATTTACGCGATCCATTTTGATTTTGGCCGAAGTCAATAACTCCTGAGCCTCAACCAAAGCGTCCGAATCACCTGATTCATAAGCCTGTTTATAGCGGCGCTTAGCGTCTTCCACCTCGCCAGATACTACTCTCTTAGCCTGCTCCAGCAAAGCTGACTGGCCTTCAGATAATGAACCTTTGAGTTTTTTATTCTCTTCGGCCACAGACTGGGCAAAGGCAATAGCCTCTTCACGCTCACGAGTGGCTTCCTCAGCACGGCGGCGCTCATTGTGAAAGCCAGACTGGAGATCGGAGATACGCTTCTTGACCTTCTCGTCGTACTTTTCAATCTCATCGTCGTCGTTAGACTGGGTAGATTTTGTTTCTTTTGTAGGGGTCTGGATCTCTACGTCCACCCCGCCATCGTCTTCCTGCGCCGCTGGTTTTTTGTCAACTTCGTCTGGAAAGACAAATTCTTGTTTTTCAATATCAGACATGAATACTCCTTAAAAGTTAGGTCGTTGAATTCCACGGGGATCCTGAACAACCGCCTCAACGCTGTCGTCGTTGATTAGTCGCCACTCGGTACCGTGAATTTTCATACGTGTCCCAGTATTGGGGCGCGTAATGATGAAGTCTCCAACCTTGCACGATGGGCCTGAAGGTAAACGCTTTTCGTCTTTTAATGCGTCAGGGCCAATCTTGGCCACAAACAAGACGGGAGAAAGCAATTCTTCATGGTGCATCGCAGTCGCGGATTTAAGGATGCCAGTTTCGCTAAAGTCCTCTTCAGCTTTGGGAAGCATGCAAAGAATATGGTAAGTAGCGGGATCGGGCACCTGTCTTGCCTTTTCTGCTGGGTCTTTGTTTAGAAGGCCAGACAGATCTACGGCAGACGTATCAAATTCACTCATCATCATCATCCTTAATTTTTCTTAAAAGGTCATTCAACTCAAACTGTGCGGTCTGTAGACCTTTAATTACTCCGCACATTCCCCGGTAATCAGCGTAGTCTTTAGCCACGCCGTCACTCAAAGTTCTAGTTATATCCGCAACCCGCTCATTAATTTTTTGGTTAAGGATCTCAAATATCTTTATTTCCATTTTCAACCTCCAGTGGTTTAAAAGTAATCGGATCGTATTTAGCGGATTTACTCCACACTCTTATGTAGTTACAGACTGGCCGCTCCTCGCAGCTTTCGCATTTTTTGTTATTTGCGCTGTTATTTCCGCCGTGAGCGCGGTATAAATACAACACTTTTGGCAGTCTAGCGATAGGAAATTTCTCTGAAATCTGCATAAAAAGGTCGCCATCTTCGCAAGCACTGACCAATTTTTCGTTGTATCCGTCAATAAAATCCATCACTTTGCGACGATACATACCAAAATGCCGCCACCCATGCTGGTGTAAAGCATTAAGGTTAAAAGTTTTACTCTCTGAATACAGTTGATGCTCACCCTTTTCACCGATTTGCGCCAGATCTGAGTAGATTAATCCCACATCTGGTAGCTGATCGAAGCGCCTGACCATCTCGTCCAGCGAATATCGCTCTAATATGTCATCATTATCAAAGTGGCAGACCAAATCACCCGTAGATAACTCATAAGCCCGCTTGCGATTCTTGACAATCCCTAGATTTTTCTCATTTCGGTACGCTTTAATGCGGGGATCATAGGTAGATAGCATATATGCTATCTCCCATGTCCCGTCATCTGAGCAATCATCAACAATAACCAACTCCCAGTTCTCGTAAGTCTGGTTTCGCACACTCTCGACCGCATATTTAATGTATCTGGCCGAGTTATATGCAGGCATTAATAGAGAAACTAGGGGTTTAGTCATTTAACCTCGCGTCATTTTGGTAATAACATCAGCTTTAAGCTTTTGTTCGGTCTGTTTCTGTTGCGCTTGCAGTCGTGCAGCCTCTCTATTGCTCTCGGCTTTGATCCGCTCAGCATCAATGGCCAATCTGGCCTGCGCCAGCGCCATATCTGCCTGATCTTTTGCAGCTTTACGCTTAACTTCCTCAGCTTTGATCTGCAATTCAGCCTGTTGCATCTGAATTAACGGGTCTTGAGCCTGTTGCTCGGCTTGTTTCTGCTGAGCCATAGCCATATTTGTCTGCAAAAGTTGAGCACTAGCTTGTGCAATCAACTTAGACAACTGGACTTCCACGTCTTCTGGCAATTGTTTGTCAGGTGGTGGCAAAGGCACGCCCATTTGCTCTTCAATTTTGCGTCGGTACAAGAATCCCAAGTGTTCCGCAATGTGCGCCTGAATAGCCGCCATCATTTGCTGAGCCATCGGGTTCTGGCCCATCGTTGCAGCAATCATCGGGTCTTGCATAAACGTCGTATGCGCCGCAATGTGAGCATCTTGGTCTTGATAGATGAACGCTTTAGTAGGTTCACCTTTTAAAAACGCCATGTTCTCAGAGATAGGGTCGCGCGGCGTCTCATCGTCTGGTGTTGGCACCAGCTTCTCGCCATTCTTAATCCCCAAAACCTCAATCATCTGGCGATGCAGGTTAGGCAAGTTATAAATCTGCGGAGCTTGTTGCGCCATCTGCATCACAGCTTGGTACTGCATGATGCGCTGGGCCATCGTCGAACTATTAGGATCGGAAACAGGAATGACATCAACCATGTCATAGTCTTCCTGCTTAGCCATCCTTGTCCCAGAAGCTGGCTCATACTCATACTCTGTCGGGGCGTAATCACGAATGATGCCCTTCAATAGTTTGAACTCCTGCTTCATCGAATAGTGAACACGCGCCTGCACAGCAGACATTGTTTTTAACTGTCGCTCAAGCAGGGCAAGTGTCGTTCCGACAGGTGCGTTGGCACTCATATCGCTGATGTTCATATCAGCAATAGATCCCAATCGACGGCCTTCTTCGGTGACCTTGTCCAACAACATAGCCAACACTTGCGATGGTTCCTTGTATGGAAGCATCATGATGTTGTCTTTGATAGACCCACTTGGCACGTCTACGTCACGGAACTCGCCGGGAGCAATCGGGGTGTCATCTCCCTTAACCCGCAGCCCGCGAGACTTCAAGCCGCCGGGTAAGTTACTCAGCGTACCCGCATCAATCAGTTGCCGGATTAGAGATGTACCAGCACGGGCATAACCACCAATAAGGTGAATAAAACCAAAGCCATACGCACCAAAGCCGGGTACATAATCGTACTGAACAAAGTGCTGGCGCTTAAGTTTCTTCGGATCATCTTCAGACCAGTTACGGTAGATGGACAGAACTTTATTGGTCCCAACGTCAATCGTGATGATGTAAGGAAGCGCGATGCCATCTTCATCTTCATATCCCGGCAAATCATAGTCAACTTGGATTTCATAGATCTGGTAACGGTCGTCATCGGTAACTGAATATCCCTGCTCGTCGGCTTTCTTTTTCTCCACGTCCGTATGAAGATTAGAAGGCTCACCAAGCTCAACATCCCTGTAGAAACCAGCAACCTGAAGCTTACGGATTTCATTTTTAGACTTACGCATGATGTGCGTAACGCGCTCAGCAGTACGAGCATTAGCTGAGCCGTAAGGAATAATCACATCCTCAGCCGGGGCGTAAACCGCTGTCTGGCGTCCCAAACTGGGATCATAGTAAACTTTCTTAAACGCCGATCCAGCCAGCCCCAAGTTAAACAACAAACGCTCATGCTCGGGGCGATACTCAGGCATCTGCTCCGTGAGCTTGTAGTTCATGTCCTCTTGGACGCGCTGAGCCGCCTCAGTTTTAAGACGGTCAATTGCGCCGATAATTTCTGTCTTGACCGGGCCAGCAGCCGGGAACGTCTCAATGATAGTTTCACTTTGGAAACGAACAGCCGCCTCTGTGAGTATGGTTGAGAATACGCCACAAGCACCATTCCAAGGCTCAGTCCTCTCTTCATACTTCATTCCCAAAACATCAAGACCCTTGACGTACATCTCCACCCAGTCCTTACGAGATGTGATGTCGCCACTCACATCCTCAATAAGATCCGAGCCAAGCGTGGCAA